TAGGTCGTGGCCTGTGCCCAGACAGGAAGAACCCACAACGCGAGAGCGATTAATAAAACCATAGTGGGTCTCCAGCGTCAGAACTGTCCGCCGCTGATACTGCCCATGTGTGAATGGTCCACTGTTGCGTACCAGTCCAGCTAATCGAGACAGACCCCCCAACGGTCCCTGCCTGATAGAAACACCCCCCGTTCATCTCAACAGGAGAGGCGTCTTTAATCAGTTCAACAAGTGAGCCATCGGGAGAGATGGCTTCGCCCCCATCCTTACTCATACACGCAATCACTACATCGGACGCGAGGACATTTGATACGGTTGTACTGGCCGTTGTGCCACTCCCCGTCGTGGAAATAGCGTCATGTGTTGGGGAGACCGTATTGACTCCGGTACACACAAAGGCTGCGGTAAGACTGGCGAGAACAGTTGAGCTAGCTGTAGCCGAGACTGTTCCAGTTGCAGGGGTCAGGTTGTAGAATGCCTCCCCACCAGCCGGGTCTGTATAGCGGTGTGTCGTGAGAGAGGTGGAGCCGACCCCGTTCCACGATTTCGCGGTGTAGGATAATGTCCCTGCACCCCGACGATACCCCGCGAAATGAAACGCCACCGCATTGGTCCCACCTGCATAGGTATAGCTAATCGTGATCGGGTTGGGGCCTGCCCCATCCTCATTGGAGACGGCATTCGCATCGTTACAAGCAACCGCTGCTAGTGCCAACGTGGGACAGAGAAGTGTACCAAGCAGCAAGAGGATTTTAATTTGCATCAAGGAACCCCGCTTGATATGTCCCTTCGATATCCGCCTTCAAGGTCGAGCAGGCCGTCGCAACTGCGTCAATAAACCCGTTTGTGCATGAGAGATTATAGATCTGCACTTTTCCGCGCCACAGGCTCTTCGCTGATTGAGCTGGAGGAGAGGCCGCGAGCCCATTGATTGCCGTACCAGGCGCGACTTGAGGCGCGGTCCCTGCTGTGCGAGCCAAATTCAGCTCTTGCACAACGCCATTGATCCAGTCACGCAATCCAGCAAGGGTGGATGTTCCGGAGACAGGATAGGGCCTGTCAACGAGAGGCTCACCTGCATTCCCCTGAAACCGCATCCAGAGCCGAGCGGCACCGTTTTGGTCTTGCTCATGTCGCAAGACTGTTGCTTGGTTGAGATAGGTGGCATGGACTGCCTGGGGCATCAAGAGTGCCGCAATCAATAATACAATAATCATTAGTGACTCCATGAGGTTTCGGACCAGAAAATTTCCACACCAATAAAGTTCAACGTGGCTGCGGCGGTCGTGGGATTAGTCGTAGCGTCAACATCGAGATAGCCATAGAGCCAATCTGAGGCGGCACAAGTTCCATTGGGGGTGATCGCCCCGCTCAGTGTTCCCTCAATGGCCCCACTTCCGGCTAATGCCGCATCGTCAATATTGACCTCAGTACCATAGGTGCCATTAAACGCGGTCCCGAGGGCACGACACGCGGCTGCTGCGTCAAGTAATACTGATCCAGTATCAGCAGCAGTTTGTGAGTAATAGGGCTTGAAGTACACCGTTCCCCCATCCCAATTCGTCCGCATGGGGATAGCAAACTTGAGACGAGAACTATTGTTCTCCGTGCAAATAAATGTCGGATAGATCATATTGCTGATCGTGACCACAGTAGGCCGTGCTGGGCAATTTGTGCCATCCCCTTGCAGGGAATAGGCACTCAAGAAGACGGATTTCAGGGGGCGATAATTCGCCCCATATTGATACATCAAGAGCTTGGTAGCGGCATCGGGATCGATGGTGAAGATCGTGGCCGCCCCTTCTTCGTCACGAATGACACAGTTGTAATTCGTCCAGCAGCGCCAAGTGGAATCCCCTAATGGTGAAGGCCGTACTGTCCCACCCATCGTGGCGTCCCCAAAAATCTCTAACTTCTGCGTACCATTCCCCACAATAAAAGGATTAGCACTTGTGGCATTATCGATTTCAGGTTCAATATCAAAATTGGCATCAAGCCCCTGAGCCGCTGTCGTGCCACCGTTCGCCAATCCTTTTAAGACTTTCAGTTCTTTCTCTGAAAAGGTTGGGCCTGCGTAGACTTGGAATGGAATTAATATGAATACCACCACGCATAAAAGGATCATTGGATACCTATCTCTACGGGGTTTACAAGGAACGTCATATTCACGGATGACGTTGAGGAGGCTAACGCATATACTTGGTCCCCAACATCCAATGTGATAGGGAATGGAACTGTTATAAGATCTGTTGCAGCAACAGGGAGTTCCCCAATGATTTTATACCCATCCGCAACACTCCCCCCTGATGGAACAATATACACCGTGACATCCACAGGATCAGTTGCAGAGTAATTTGTAAAACTCCACCGTTCAATTCCGTATCGTGTATCCGCTGTAAATTGGGATACAGCGGAAGCTGTAAGTAATGTTGGCCCAACACGTTTTGGGTAGACCTTTCCAATATTCATAGATCCCCCTTAGACGTTTTGAGGCCGTGGATTACGGTTGTTGCCATACCAGCGAAGCCCCCAATTGGAATAGAATCGTGGGCCTTTAATGCCTGGCCGTTCATTGCCCTTCATGATGTACACTGTTGCTTTGGGAGATGTACCACCAAGAACTGCGTAACACCCACGCTCAAAGTAGAGGGGGCCACTGACAGACGTTTGTGCAGTAGCTCCTAAATCCGCAACCGATGTGGTATCAAGAATGTTCGCAGTATCCGTGTCATAAAGGACAAGGGTTTCATCATTATTTGATTTCTTAGTGAGGACTGCCCCATCAATATACCCAGGCCCCACAAAGAGATGCCCTGTTTTTTGGATTAAGTATGAAGAAGGAAAGCGTTCACGGAATGGGTAAATACGCGCATCATCTTGGACGAATTCGTCGTAATAGATTGTCCCAAGCGTTGTGGCAAGGGTATCTTGTGATCCCAAAACGCCACGTCCTACCGCAGCCGCATGGGTTTGAGAGGTGAGAGTATTGGTCTGGACTCCATCAAGAAAGAGTGTGACTACCCCCGCACCACCTGTACTTATCGTTGCCAGTAATTCAACACATACCCATTTCTGAAGGCCAGGCCATTGAGTAAAGGATGTAGGCGCGGTCCCATCACCGATTCCAAATTCGATTAATTGGCTTGAATTAGTCACACGGAATCCGACAGAAATTTCCGTAGTTCCCCCCGCCTGTTGAAGTTCAAAGACATTAAAGGTGTCATCCGCAGTAAAACGGAAGTCCTTTGAAAGCCCCATGTACCATCGGAAATAGGATGTCCCAGCATCCGCAATATCAATATCCCCTTCAACAACTACATGATCGTTAGTATCTCCCAAGGCATTCCGCATACAATACGCCCCGTGATAGGGCATAAGGCTATTGGAATCCTTCGCCAAGACACTATAATGGGGAAAATCTAATAGAGATCCCGTATCAGATTCAGAATCCCATTCCGCATTACTCCCTGCTTCAAAGTTACTATGGAAAATAAATGGAATCGCCATTAGGCTCCTTCAAATGGGACTGATTCACCCTCTTGAGGGCTCACAGGATCTTTCGTTTCGGCTTGCTTCGCACGAGCTAATGCGAGCCGTTCAGCCAAGACGCGCTTCTGTTCCTCAGTCCTCGGTAGAGTACGTTTATCAATTTTCTCGGTTGCTTCAACTTTCTTCACTTGCTCAAGGGCACTATTTGGTTTTGCACCGTGAAAGACTTGATCCCACTGTTCCTGTGGAATTCGCCCATAGGTCATATAGCCATTGATCTGGGCATCCCCCCTGAATCGATCCATTTCCCCTGATGGTCGGATTCGTTCAAAGTTCGAGAGATCAGGATCATTCGAATCCGGTTCAAGCATCTGCTGAATATTCTTCCATTCCAAGATACGCTTCTTGTTCTTCTTCTCCCATCGCATATGGCGACCGACCATACCGGCTGGGTTCTTGCGCATCTCTTCAGCTGTGGGCATTCCTTGGGCGATTTCTTGCTCTAATTCCTGAGATCGCTTATAGAGCTTGTCCTTGACCGATCCCCCCACTTCAGGAGGACTAAAATCCTGCATTTGCTTCTTGAGTCGTCGCATACGACTGGAGGCTTCTGCGACATCCGAACCACTTCGCATCTTGAAGGGGTTATGGGGATTGAGGGCATTATCAATATCCTCAATCTCCTGCTTCAATTCCTCTCGCTGGTGATAACGAAGGATTTGCTTCTCAGGAACAGTGACCGTCGATTCTTTCACAATGGTTTCCATTCATCTCTCCTAGGTTATGGGCTAGACACCCGCAGGAACACCTTTCACAATGGCTGCTGCTGGCACGTCCTGAGTGACTACAGCACCAGCTCCGACTATGGCACCTTTACCGATTCGCACACCGGGGAGTACGACACACCCCGCCCCTAAACTACACCCGTCTTCGAGAAAGGGAGGATCGGGGTCATAGGGTTGACCCGCTCTGGGGTACTTATCATCAGTCAATGTGACATTGGGACCGATGAAGACATTAGAACCAATATGGGTATTATTCGGGATAAACGCCCCATGTTGGATTCGTGTCCCTGCTCCTACTTCACAATACCGACCGATCCACACATTGGATCCAATCACAGCATGATCCCCGATATAGGATCCATCACAGATTGTGGCGTACTGCCACACCGTACAGGTCCCCTCTAGAATGACTCTGGTTCCTATTGTGGCATTAGGTGAGATCATGTTCTTGAGGAAGTCTCCGCTTCCCTGAATTGAGATCCTTGATCCCTTTGACATCGGGAAGGATCATTGTTTTTCCACCTGTAATAATTGCAGGTGAATACGCGCCTTGATGCTTTCTTGCTGTGACCCCCATAATGAACCAGTGATCGAAGATGATGGATTGATCAACCCAGACCGTATGGCCCTTTTCTTGGAGTTCACGGCAGAAATACATATCTTCTTGCAATCGACCAGGATCTAACTGTCCACACTTAAACCAAGGGTCCCCTATTTCATCGAGAATTGGTTTTTTGACCAACATCCCGGCTTGTCCAATAAAGTCTCCTTTGGGGAGGGCGTACAGCCCCTCCCCTGAGAGTTCCTCCCATCCATAGAGTTCCATATTCGGATGCCAGATGGAGCCATCCGTTGGCCCATGCAGAACACATGGCATGAATGGAGCAATTTTGATTGGTGAGATAGGAACGACAACATCAACCTGGTGATCGAGTAATTTTAACAAGGTATCCGGTGCAAAACTGTGATCATCCCCCACGAACCAGACCCAATCCCCTGTGGCTTTCCGAAGTCCTGCATTGAAATTATCAACTACAGAACACCCCCGTTCGATCAGGTAGCGGGTTCCTTTTGGAACCAACAACCCTTCCATTGAGGTGTTGTACTCATAAAACCGAGGTTGGGCGGCGGAAGCCAGGAGGATAGTCCCGGCCCCATGTGTGGATGTTACATGGTGCATATTAGGCTGACCCTGTTAATGCCCCACCAGTCGTGGTAGCGAGATAGCATTCGGCGGCATAAATATCAGCAGTCGCCGTGGCTTCAAACCCATCCGCGCCAGCCGGAAAATAACAGCGATATGCTTGGGTTCCACCATCCGTCGTGGCCCCCGTGACATCGATACAATCAGTCATTACCGTACCGGATCCCTGTGTGATGAAATCACAATCACGGATATGATTTCCCAAGGACCCCGCAAGGGTAATTTCGATGACATCATCCCAAGCCGTAGCTCCACCGAGATAGAATGTACTGGATTCAATCGAGCATCCAATCAGTGTTCCCGCTGCTCGAATAGCGGGACCTTGGTTATCGGAAACATACCAGTAGCAATTGCGGATGATTGAATCATCATTCGCCGTGGTCGTTCCCGTTCCCAATGGGAAGGAAATCCCAAACGTAGCGGTATTCGCAGCCGTGGTCATGTTGAACGTGCAATCATGCACATACAACCGATCCGCTGCATTTGAGACACTGATCCCAGCGGCTCCTGCAACGGGAATGAAATGTAAATAGGCAATCTCCACATCCGCCGCAGAGACCGTGAATACATCCGTGGTAGCGGTTGATGTCGTTACCGATGTCCGCATCTTCGTTCCACCCGCTGCCATATGTTTTGCGCCATGACGTGGGCCTGCGCTCATGCCGGTAATTGTGATCCCTGCTACGTCAACAGCAACAGTTGCCGTAACTGAATGTGCGCCAGGAAGGAGAATAATTGCATCGTATGCAGAACACTTCCCTACAGCATAATCAATCGTCCGAAATGCCTTCTCAGGAGACAACCCATCGTTATCATCACTTGCAGCATAGGCCCTCCCCTCCACCGTATAAGAGGCGGAAGGTGCGACCCAAAAAATACTTCCAGTCGTTTGCGGGATTTGTCCCCACAACGTCCCGTACTTGGTCAAGAATCCCATTTATAATCCCTCACTTTTCGGGTAGATATGACATTTATACACTCCACCCGATCTGTCTTTCTGAGTTTTACCTGGCACCCCTGCTGATGGAAAGGCTGGTTTTTCCTTCATCGAGGGAACGGATCCCCCTTTGCTGGTAGAGCCACCTGCAACTTTCTTCAGCTTTGTTGGTTGCACAGATCCATAATAATGATTCGGCATCAGTACACCTTCTTTACTTTAGGCGCTTTAAGCCCCTTAGACCCCCTCTTGCGAGGGGGCTTGAGGGCTACCGCATTATCCATGCGTAGTTTCTTCATTACGACACACTGGCTCCCAGGATCGCTCTCCAATCCCTCCAGAAGAAGGAGTACCGTGCATAGGCGCGCCACTTGGCTACGAGGGTATCCAATTCTTCCGCCATGGCGAATTCAATCGGAATACGATCAAACCACTTAAAGCAGTCCTTCTGCATCCGGCCATCCAGCATGAACCAGTTATTGGTATCCGTCAGATACTCCCAATCGAAGATTTCATACATGCCCTGGGAGAAGTTGACGTTGTTGTTGGCCGTATCCACCTTGCCCATGGATTTCACAATCTCATGCGCCGTGGGATAGAGGGCCACTGGAACCACCAACTTCGAGGGCATAATGGTGATCTTCTGGCCTACGTCATTGCGGAAGTCCCGCATCTGGATATAGGCCGCTTCCACCGCCGTGGCACTCAATGCCGACGTAGTAAGGTTGTCAAAACCTACCGAAGTAGACACCCCAGAATTGGTAGTATGGGAATCACTACAAAGCGCCACACCTTCACTGTTGTTATAGAAGAAGGTATCAATGCTGAAGGCGTTATTGAATAGCCGAGCAGCATGACCCTGACGGGTCTGATGATACGAACGAGCGAGGGACTTCGGGCGACCCTGCCACACTCCATGACGATCATCGTCATAAAGTTCCCGTTCAATCTGGATCCCATTCGCGAAGGGAACGTGCGTCGCCGTCACGTCATATCCCTGTGACTGCTGTTGATACGTCACGGTTCCAGCGAATTGGGTAAAATTGGGGAGGGCCCCACCAGATGACCATCTTTCAAATGAATCGCTTGAAGACATGACATCGTATACACTCGCCAAACGATCTGGCAAAGCGGTATACTCGTCATCAAAGAACTTCGTCACACGTTTATCAATAAGGTCAAACCACTGACCAGAGGTATTTATAGCCATGTTCTTTCTCTATTCCTTTAGGTTAAATTAGGTTGCCATTTTGAACACGTTATCGGCCAAGACGAGATGAACCCAGCTATCCGTAGCCGGACCAAGTTCAAGGTCGATACACGTCGCAGAGGCCCCTGTGGATACCGCAATATCCGCACGAACATCTTTCAAATCCGTGGTCAACGTGACACCTGTAAGACCAATATTCACACCGGCATAGCAGAACTTATCCCCCACCGCAGACGCATAGGGGAACGGGACAATCACCGTTGCCGTCACAGACGACGTAGACGTAATCTTGCGAGAAC